CAAACCAAGCAAGGCAGACAGGAGCAGCAGTTGAATCGTTTAGAAACGAGACTGTTAATACCAGAAATATGCTAGCTGCTATGAGCCAAATGCCAAAATTAACAAAAGTTATAGATCATGACAACTAAAAACGTATGTGTCATTGTCCCAGACAAAGTAGTATCAGTAGATGGTGAATCCTATGCACTAAGTACTTGGTCTTTTGACGATGCAACAACTTGGGCTATTCAATGGAATGGTTCAACAAAAACAGGTGATATAGAACCGGCTCCAGTAGACGGAAAGATAGAAGGCGGTAACCAAGATATTACTGAAAGTGATTACAACACAAAGGTAAAGCCTTATGTAGACGCTTGGGAAGTTGAGAAAACTAAACAAGTTGAACTACAAGCACAGTTTGAAAAAGAAGCAGCTGAAGCTTTAGCAACTAAAATTGCCAACCGTGCAGCAGTTAGAAAACTAGGCAAGATACCTGTTGAAGATCAAGTAGCAGTTTATTCTAAAGGTACAACAGAAGTGTGATCGAACAGCTATTCTCTATACCTGTACTAAATACTAAAGTAAAAAATTTTAGTCAAATACAGAATGAAATTACAGAAGGTTTAAAGAAAAGTAAATTTACAATTAACCCTGATTGGGGTAGAACTCATTACTTATCTGACCCTACGTTTTCAGAGAATTGGCTTGTTAAACATAATTGTAACACCCTAATGTCTGAAATAAATACACATGTAAAAGAGTATAAACATCTCTTACATACAGATAAAAAATATGAATTAATAAGCTCTTGGGTAGCTTTATTTAAGGAACACAATTATGGGCATATCCATAAACATGGTCTTGGTATATCCGGAGTTTATTATTATAAAGTTAAAGGTAGTACAGGTAATTTATTTTTTAGATCTGACAGAGGGTGGCAGGGTCGACTAGCAGCAGAAAGTGAAGAAGGTCGTTTGTATTTATTTCCTAGTGATCTCGAACACGGGATTACTACGAATACAACTAATACATCACGAATTAGTATCTCATTCAACTTCAAATAATAGAACTACCTCAAGCCCCTGTAATTCAAACTATATCAATACCTTTACCTACAGCTGATGTTCCTTACTACAAACCTTTGGTTGTTCCTCCTAGCGATCTAAGAGATCATGAAGAAGAACCAGTCAAGACTGTAGAAGAAACAAACGAACCACCTACACTTAAGATACCGTTTATTAAACAGCCAATACCTCAACCTTCAACAGAGGTTATCGTAGTGGCAGCTACAACGGCAATCACAGCTGTCGCAGCTACAACGCTAACACAGCCTTTAATCGAATGGATACGTAAAAAGATTCAAAAATTCCTACAAGATAACATCACCAAATGGAGAAAAAACCGGAAGAACAAAAAGGACTCTTCAAACGAATCAAAGAAGGAATAGACGATCATGAAGAACAGATGGTGGTACTGGGGGCGATGGTTCGTCTTGGTGTCGTTATCTGGTCTGGGTTTATCATAACCCTTAATTATGTCGAGCTACCCATGGTTAAAAAGAGCCCCGGTGGGGATATCACGTTCCCAGCTTCAATATTTACTGGGGCACTAGCCACATTCGGCTTGTCCACAGGTAATGGCAAAAAAGACAAAGAGACAAAACCAAAGACATGACTAAATGGATAATACTCTTAAGCCTGTTGTCACCCGCAGCTGCAAGAGCAAACACTGTAACGCCCCAGTTTACAACAGGGTCAATGCAGTCAACAACGACAACAACCCAAACTATTACAGAAGAGATAGTACACGAAGTAGAAGGAGCAGAAGTAAAAACTTGGTCTGGAACAAATGTTACACCAAGTGCTGCGATTGGTGCAGACGGTACAACTTATTCGGTAATAAACAACGCAACCGAGTGGGATCTACAGATCACCACAAGAGATGCAGGCACGATAGAAACAATAACAATAGACAGAACAATAGAAACAGATTCTACTACAAACTCTTACTCTATCTTTGCACAATAAGTACACCTGTA